CCGTCGACAATCCGATTGCAGGCGGATGGACTCTTGGGTGGTCAGTACATTACGGCTGGGTCCTGGTTCCTCCTCCGCAAGGTATCGGCGGACCCGGTCATCCCGGCCAGCCGCCCACGGTGGGTGGCGGACCAATCGTTCCGCCGAATCAGCCGCCGGGCACGCCGGTTCAACCCTTGCCGCCTGGCGGCGTGACGCCTGCGCCGCCGGTTGCGGCTAATCCGATCGCGCCGACACCCGCTCCGAAATAGATGGCAGCGCAGTCTGACAAAGACATCCTGGCAACGGCCCGTGAGCGTTTCCGTCTCGCTGAAGAGGCGGAAACGCTCATCCGCCGGGATGCTCTGGAAGACCTGCGCTTTTGCTCTGGCGACCAGTGGAGCGCCGCCGACAGGAACAGCCGCGGGACGGGCGTCAATGCCCGGCCGTGCCTGACGTTCAACAAATTGATCGGGCCGCTCGACCAGACCGCCAACGAGGCACGCCTGAATCAATCGAGCATCCAGGTTCACCCGGTCGATAACAGCGGAGACTTCGACACGGCGAAGGTCATCGAGGGCATGATCCGCCACATCGAAACCGTGTCGAAGGCCGATGAAGTCTACGAGACGGCGATCGAGCAATCGACCGCCGGCGGTTTCGGCTATTTCACGGTGACCACCCGTTTTTGCGGCCCAAAATCGTTCGACCAGGAACTACGCATCGAGCGGGTCCTCGACCCGTTCAGCATTTACATCGATCCGTACGCACGCGATGCGGTGAAGAGCGACATGCGGTATGCGTTCGAGACGGAACTGATCCCGCTGGACGAGTACAAGCAGGAGTACGGGGAAACCGAAGTCGCGCAACTCAACTTTTTCGAGTCGATGACCAACCCGGCTCCGCGGTGGATCGACAAGAGCGGCGTTTTGCTGGCGAAATACTGGACCCTCGAAACGGAGACGCGAACCTTAACCCAGATCGAATGGGAGGACGGGACCAGAACTTCACATCTCAAGGAAGATCTTCCGGATCGGATGCCGAAGGGGACCAAAGTCGCAACCCATGCGGACGGCAAACCGATCGAACGCGATACCGAAGTCCGCAAAGTCCGGTGGCACAAAATCAACGGCGTCGAGATCCTGGACCGCGGCGAGTGGCTCGGCCAGTGGATACCGATCCTGCCGGTACTCGGCAAGGAAATGTGGATTGCCGGCGAGCGCAAGGTGTTTTCCCTGGTCCGGTTCGCGAAGGATCCGCAACGCTTCTATAACTTCTGCCGGTCGAGCGAAGCCGAAACGATCCTCCTGGGAACGAAGGCCCCGTGGGTAGGCGTCAAAGGCATTTTCAAAGACAAACGTTGGGAGACGGCGAACACGGTCCCGTATGCCTATCTCGAATACGAACCGCTCGACATCGCCGGCAACCCGGCGCAGCCGCCGCAACGCAACGTTTTCGAGCCGCCGATCCAGGCCGTCTCTCTCGCTGCAGCGCAGGCCTCTGACGACATCAAGGCGACCACCGGGATCTTCGACGCGAGCCTCGGTGCTCAGGGCAACGAGACGTCAGGCGTGGCGATCCGCCAGCGTCAGAGCCAGACCGGGCTCTCTAACGCGCACTTCATCGACAACCTGAATCGCGCCATTCGGCAGTGCGGCGTCATCCTCTGCGACCTGATCCCGAAGATTTACGACATGCCGCGGGAAGTGCGGATCCTGGGCGAGGACCGCAAACAGCAGATCATCAAAGTCAACCAGCAGTGGGACCAGGCGAAGAATAACAGCCGCTGTTACGACCTCACCAACGGCCAGTACGACGTCACGATCACGGTGGGTCCGTCCTACACCACGCAACGCCAGGAGACGTGGGACACCCTCACCCAGTTCGCGCAGGCCTATCCGCAACTGCTGCAGATCGCGGGCGACATCGTTTTCGACACCGGCGATTTCCCGGGCGCCGATAAGATCGCGGACCGCTTCCGCAAGACGCTCCCGCCCGGACTCGCGGACCAGCCCGCGAACAACCAGCAACAGATGCAAATGCTGGCGGCGCAGTATCAGCAGTCGCAGCAGGCGATCGAGCAGTTATCGCAGGCGTTGAACAACGCGAATGAGGTCATCCGGTCGAAGAAGCTCGACAATGACTCGAACGAGCGCATCGAACAGGCAAAGATCGAATCGAGCGACCGCCAGGCCGCGCTGAAGGCCCAGGTGGATCTGATCACGACCGAAGCGAAGCTGAAGTCCAGCGAAGATATCACGCTGCTCAAAACACAGGTCGCCGCATTGCAGGCCGAAATCGCCCGGATGTATTCGGGAGCCGCAAGCGCGGGCGATCAATTAGGGGTTCCGGCTAACGCAGCAGCCGGGATGCAGGCGGCGGTCCCGCCAGGTCCGGGGGAGGACGCGGGCGCAGGATCGCCGCCAATAGGTTAACGAGATGGCAGACGAACAACTGCCGGCGCAGGTAGAGACGTCCGAAACGCCGATCGAATCCGTACCCACCGATTTCCGGCAGTACGATCATTGGCGCCGAACGGGAGAGCTCCCGGCGAAGGCAGAAGAAACACCACCTGCGGCCGCGGCGGAAACGCCGCAGGCCAAAACCGGACCGCATTCAGGCGCGGGTGAAGACCAGACGGAAGAGGACGAAGAGGAAGTCCAGGAAGGCCGGCCGCGCCGGTCCAGCAGCCGGCAGAGGCGCATCGACAAGCTCACCCGCGAAAACGAGGAACTCAAGCAGCAGATCGCCAACATGCCGAAGCCGGCGGCGTCCGAACCTATGGCGCAGCCGGAACAGCCGGGGAAACCGAAACTCGTGAACTTCAAATCGCTCGAGGAATATCAGGAAGCGTTAACGGATTGGAAACTCGATCAACGCGAGAAAGCCAAAAAGGCCGCGCAGGAACAGACCAATGCCGAAAATGCCGAAAAGAAGCTACAGACTGAGTGGGACTCAAGACAGAATGCCTCGCGATCCGCGCATGCCGATTACGACGACGTCATCGAATCGGTTGCGGCGCCCGAAGGCCCGGGTGTGCTCGCGGCTCGTCAGGCAATGCTTGAGGATGATGCCGGTCCTGAGATTCTTTATCACCTGGCGACCCATCCCGACGATTTGAACCGCATTGCGGCATTGCCGCCGATCGCCGCAGTCAAGGAGATCGGGCGATTGTCCGTGTTGCTCGCGCCGTCATCCTCCGCAACTGGAAACCCGAAACCGAAGGTATCCAGCGCACCGAAACCGCCGCCGTCCCTAACCCGGCCGGCGAAGACCGCTACGGATTCGATCTACGACGAGGACCTCGCAAGGGGCGATTACCGCAAGTGGGAAAAGGCTAGGGTGGCGCAGTTGAAGGAGAGGTAATCCCTTGGCTGTAAACACGCTTCTGACCTCGCAGGTAATCACGAACGAACTCCTGCGCCGGTTCAAAAACAACTTAGGTTTCTCTGGCGCGGTCGCGCACACGTGGGACGACAAATTTGCGGTCGAAGGCGCAAAGATCGGCGATACCTTACGCCTGCGCGATCCCGTGATGTTTACGGCTTCGGCGGGTCCGGTGATGACGCCGCAGAACGTCGTAGAAACACAGAAAGTCCTGACGCTCAACAACCAACAGGTCGTTGGATTCGCGTTCACCTCCAAAGACCTCACGCTCTCGATCGACAATTTTGCGGCGCGGTATCTCGATTCCGCAGCCGTCGCCCTCGCTAACGCGGTAGACCTCGCCGGGCTCACGATGGCCGATGCGAACGTGGGAAATCTCGTAGGCACGATCGGAACGCCGATAGCGACGTCCGCTCCGTTCTGGGCCGCCGGCGAAATGCTGGACACCAATTCGGCTCCGATGGATGGAACCCGCACCATGTGCATCCCGCCGAAGATCCAGACCGCGGCGTTGACGACCTTCCAGGGGCTGTTCCAGAGTTCCAGCCAGGTCAAACAGCAGTACGAACGCGGCCGCATGGGAATCATGGGCGGTTTCGAGTGGGTGATGGATCAGAATTGCAGAACTCACACCAACGGCCCGCTCGGCGGCGCACCGCAGGTTACCACCGCGAATCAGGTAGGATCGACCCTCAACACATCCGGATGGACCGCCGCGGCGGGCGTTCGTTTGAATGCCGGCGACGTTTTCACGCTTCCGAACGTCTTCCGCGTGAACCGGGTATCCGGCGACGTCAAGACGGACCTGATGCAGTTCGTCGTCACGGCCCAGGCATCGAGCGATGCCACGGGCGCCGCAACGCTTTCGATCTACCCGCCGATTCAGACGACGATGCCCGGCGCCACCGTTTCGGCGTCACCCGCGGCCGGCGCACCGCTCACGATCGTTACCGGCACGGCCAACCAGCAAAGCCTGGAGGGGATCGCGTTCCATCGGGACGCGTTCACGATCGGCATGGCGCCTCTGGAAGTGCCGAAAAACATCCAGTTCGGCAGCAACCAGCAGGATCCCGACACCGGATGCGCGATCCGCATGGTGAGCATGTACGACATAATCAACGACTTGTTCGTCACTCGCTGTGACGTGCTCTTCGGATGGGCCGCAACCCGTCCGGAGTGGGCGTGCAAGGTCGTTCAGTAAGGAAGGAACAAATGGCAGACCAAACTCAAGCAACACCCAACCTCGGCGGATGGGGCGGCGGCGCGATGGTGCCGCCGCAAACGCCGCCGCCGCCACCGAAGCCTACGCCGCTTGATCCGCCGCAGATCTACTACAACCTGAAGTGGCGGGTCCCGCCTCTGGTTGTCACCACGCAGGAGCAGGCGGACGCGCTCGACCCGAACGAGTGGACGCTCGATCCCGGCAATCCGGCCGCGGCCGGCGCCGCAACGACCGCCCGGAAACCGCCGAAAGAGCAGTACCCGAAGCTCTTCTACAACGTCAACGTCCCGCCGCAAACCGTCTCGACCCAGGACGAAGAGAAAGCGTTGAGCGGCGACTGGAAGGAATACCAGTTCTCGGAAGCGATGATCAAAGCGGCGTACGAGAACCTCAAGATGAAACAGGCGGAAGATGCCAGGAAAGCCGCCGCAAGCGCACAGAGCGGCCAGGCGCAACAAGGCCAATATCCGCCGCAGCAATACCCGCAGTACCCGCAATACGGCTATCCGGGGCAGACCACGGGCACGTATGGGCAACAGCCCTAACGGCGACTATCCGCGGATGATGTTCCACCGGACCCTCGATCCGGTGACCATCCATTCCGCGGATCAAGAGGCGGATCTCGGGCCGGAATGGTCACGCATCATCTGGCCCGCGGCGCCTCCCGAAGAACCGTCCGAATGGGCGCATGACGGCGGCGGGATCGTGACTCCCGATTCCAGACCCAAACGCCGCGGGCGTCCGCCGAAAGCTCCGCTACCCCCAGTTGTGGGTAGCGGCAATGCCGCACCCGAACCCGATTAAGGCAGAATTATGGCGGTCACCGTCAGTGATTTGATTCATTCCTCCATGCGCCTGTTGGGCGCGATCGCCGCCGGCGAGACGCTCGAGACGGCCGAACTTAACGACGCTTTCGTTTCGCTGAACCAGATGATCTCATCATGGAACACGGAAGGCGCGTCTCTCGTGGGGCGATTGCGGAATCTGATCTCCGTTAGCACCATCAACCAGTATTCGCTTCCGCAACGCCCGGTTAAAATCGAATCGGCGTCCGTTTCGATCTCGGGCATCGATTGTCCGCTCGAAATCGTCGATAGCTCCGGTTGGGAAGCGATCGAAGAGAAGGCAATGCTTTCGGTCTACATCCGCAAGCTCTTCTGCGATTACATGTACCCCACTTCGACGGTCTACATCTGGCCCACTCCTCGGATGTCAGGACAACTTGAACTCTGGACGTACAACCTCATCAACCAGTTCGCAACGGTAAACGACTTTATCGATTTGCCGCCCGGGTACGAGGCCGCCGTCCGGTTCAACCTCGCGATGGAACTCTTGCCGGAATACCCGCGCTCGCAGGTCGATCAGTCGTTACCGGCGCAGGCGCAGATGTACAAGGCATCGATCGTGCAGTTGAACCAGTCGAACCACATGAAGAGCATGGCGAGCTCGCCGGTACAGGCGGCGGCGCCACAGGTGACGTAATATGGCGACACCCACGCCCGTCTTCCCGGTCGCAGTGGCGACCGATGCCAACCTGAAAGTTGCCAACAATCAGATACAGACGACGTTGTCGGTCCAATGCGATAGCGTGAACACGATTCTCTTCGTCGCATCTACCGCCGGATTCGTCACCAATTGCCTGATTTCGATCGATAAAGAAATCATTGCGGTCGCTTCCGTCGTTGCCTCTCCGAATCCCCAACTGATCGTCGCGACGGGCGGCAGGGGATTCGACGGGACATCGGCGGCTCCTCACGCTCCCGGCTCCAAGATCTCGATGCTCATTGACGCCTGGCACCACAACGTGCTCGCGACCGAAATCAAAGCCATCGAAGGCTTCCTCGGCCCGAACGGTCAGAATCTCACGAGCCAGACGAGCTACGTGTCCACCAACTATATTTTTACGCCGCAGCAACCCGGAGGATCGCTCATAGCGGGCAATAATACGATCACGCTCTCGCCCGTCCCCAAAGGCGTCAACGGCACCGATCAGGCACACTACCTGTACATCTCGGGCGGCACCGGGGCCGCCGAACCCGTACTGATTACAGGAGGAACTGCGGTTTCGGGTGCGGTCTCGGGGACCCTCATCGTGAATTGCGCCAATGCACATTCGGGCGCCTGGACTATCGCGACCGCTACGGCGGGCATGCAGGAAGCGATCAATGCCGCCCTGGCCGCCGGCGGCGGCATGGGCGCAGTACGGGTTCCGGCGGGTTCTTACACGGTTTATGCGACCACGAGCGTGCTTCCGGCGAATCAGTCGCTCTCGCTGCGCGGCATGGGCTACCAGACCACCAACATCCAATCGGGCAACCTCGCAATGAATGTTTTCACGTTCGGCGGCCCAAACGGGATGGGATT